CGCCTGCCCCCTCTCTCTGCCAGCCCAAAAAGGCCACCGGGGGGATTTGTCGGTATAGTTAAAACAATGCGGGTGCGGCCCTACGTACTAAGCCGGTGGTGCATGGCGTGGTGGCGTAAAAAAAGCCCCGAAGGGCTGTTGTTTCATAGTGTATATTATGGATAGGGATTAACATTAACAAAAACAAAGACTTAGCCTTCGGGGGCGCGCATGGGCCACCGGGGGGGGTGGGTATATGTATATGCAACCCCGGTGTATTTTTACTGTTTTTTACCCCTTCTAGAATAAATAGTCTTATTTTTCAATACCTTATGGCCTAGTACAGTTAATACTTTGTAGAAAGGATTACGTTTCTTAGGGTATTTCTTTATCTTGGTCATATCACTTTGTAATTTTATTACAATTTTGGGTAATTATATTACAATATGGGCTAATATATACATAGCCCTATATATTAACCCCCCCGGAGTAATGTAATTACTATTATACACCTCATTTCAGATCTGTCAAGCATAAAATGCACTATTTTATATTTTTTACTTGACAACATGCCTATTTGTATGTATAATAGATACTTAGCAGCCACAAGCCTGTCTACGTCTTCTCAACGCATATATATATTTATAAAAAAATAGAAGAATAGGGATAAGGCTTTTTTGGACTGCACTTTTTTTTAGATAGCATGGCTTATCAAGGCCCCTTTCAGGCATACATTATGATTAATAACGCTAGTGATAACTATTGCGCTTCTTGTACCTGTGGTAATAAGACGTGCCACTGTGCAGAAGAAACAACAGCTTGCCCTCAGTGTGACTGCGGGGATTGCCAATGCAAGAACATGTACAAAAGTACAGGTTGGGGCAAACCAACAGTGGGAATGGAATAGCGGCCCTATTCGCAAACCCCGGATAAAATAATGCAAAAAGAATACGCGCTGGGCGGTGGAGTCCGCAAACCCAAGATGCCTACAGGCTCAGGAATGAAGCGACCTACCAAACAGGGCGCTGGAATGACTGATAAGGGTATTAAGGCTTATCGTGAGGCTAATCCCGGCTCTAAGCTAAAAGGTGCAGTGACCGGCAAGGTCAAGGCAGGAAGTAAAGCTGCGAAGAGGCGTAAGTCATACTGCGCTCGTTCTGCAGGTCAGATGAAAGACTTCCCCTCTGCGGCTAACGATCCTAACTCGCGGCTGCGTCAGGCTAGAAAAAGATGGAAATGTTAATGGCAACTAAAAAAATTACTCCAAAACAAAAAAAGACATTAAAAAAGCATTCGGAACATCATACTAAAGAACACATGACTAAAATGAAAACCGCAATGAAAAAAGGTAAAACCTTTACTGCTGCGCATAAGAAAGCAAAAAAAATTGTCTCTGTATGAAAACATTAACAACAGAAAAAAGGCTGGCACAAGTCGGTCTAAGAGCAAATCAACGATTAGTAAGAAGGCTTATAAAAACATGCAAAAAGGTTTCCCTAAAAAAATGAATTACGGTGGCATGGCTTCTACCGGAACTCCCGACAAGGATAAGATCATGGGTGCAGCTTCTATGCAGCAAAACCCACAGCAAAGCCTCATGGAAATGAACCGCAACAAGGTTACGGGCATGATGGATGGCGGTAAGGTTAAAGAATATGCAATGGGTGGAGGCGTGCGTAAGGTACGTTACTAATGGTAAATAATCTGCTAGCCAAAAATAAGAGTAAGAAACGCGAGCTAACTGAAAAGCAGTCCGCATACTTAGACGCCCTTATGGTTAATGGGGGTAATAACGCTGCAGCATTACGCGAAGCGGGCTATGCCATCACTAGTGGCAATGAGGTTATGAACTCTCTTGCAGATGAGATTATAGGAAGAGCTAAAAACATACTAGCCGCTAACTCTGTAAAAGCAGCATCAGGGCTTGTAAACGCTCTGGATGATGATGGAACTACCCCCCGTGCAGAGTTAAAGATAAAGGCTGCAGAGTCTATCCTTAACAGGGTCGGTGTTGGTAAGCACGATGTAGTCGAACATAACGTAACTGCACTTCATGGAATAGTTCTTCTTCCTTCCAAAGCAGGACAGGAAGAGCCTATCATTATAAATAATGGGTAAATTATCTGTGGATGTTACTCTATCCCGCGTTAAGAAGCCAAATAGCTACCTGTGCTATAATACGTATCAGGGTAGGCACTATAAAAAAGTTACCATCCATGAAGAACCTGCAATTAGCGTAATGGAAGCATTTGCAATTGACAGAAAAATAATTCCCAACCAAAAAGATATGGGTACGTAAGATGTCTGATAGGCTAAAAGAAGGTGTTGAAGAATTTAGTAAAAAAACTCTTCAGGTTTTGTTTGATACCGAAGAGGGGAAAAGTCTTATGCGACGGGTTATGTTTACTGTAGATAATCCCTATGGGGGAACTGGATCGCAAGGTGAACTTCCTGTTACGGTTAGAAATACCATTGAGGCTGCTGGGGCGCTAAAAAAAGTATATAGCTTATATGAAAAGGGTCAAAACAGTAAGGTTAGTTCTGAACTGGCTACTCAAGCCCTTAAGCAAATTGCAAAAGCGGTAGAATTAAATCCCAAGTTAGAAATAGAATTTACAAGAACCATTAAAGATCCCGGTTTTACAGCGTCAGCCCCTGTTGGCGGAGGTAGGGCGGGTCTTAAAACGGCAAGTATTAAAGACCCATTCGGAAATATTAGTGGTTTTTATAGGGATGATAAAAACGAAGTTAACGCAGGATATGGGTCAGATGAAAATGCCTATGTATCGTTTAACAGGACGTTGGCGCAGGGATCAGCCGGGAGTCTATCTGCTACAATCCGCGGAAGTAAAAGGCGCGGCGATAAACCGGAAGTGTATGGAGGAATACAGGGCAAGTTGAAATTTGCAAAGGGCGGTCACGTCAAACAATATTCCAACGCACCAAGGAAACCAAAATTAAAGTAATGTCTGACAAAGCTGATGTCACTGAGGAGCCTGTAAAGCGTACTGCGGGCCGTCCTAAGCTAGCTAAAGGGGTGAAGGGCAACTACAACATGTCCGCCCGTGAGAAGGCTAGGAGAGCCTCTCAGGCTGCTGTACTTAACGCTGACAGAGCAAAGAAGAAAGCCCAGAAAAAAGCGGCTACGGCTAGAGACAAAAAGAACAATATTAAGAAGGTAGAACAGGCCCTATTTAATCCTAAAGGGGCAAAAGTAATTGAAGACAACGTACTCAACAACGTACCAAAAAGAGTAAGGGAGTTAGTTGAGGATGAAGCGGAAGTTATCTTCAAGCCTAATACAGGGCCTCAAACTGACTTTTTGGCAAGCCCTGAAAGGGACGTGTTTTATGGTGGTGCTGCTGGTGGGGGTAAATCTTATGCTCTTCTTGCTGATTTGCTGCGCTACTGTGATAACCCCAATCATCGTGCTCTTATTATTCGTCGCACATTGGATGAGCTTACAGAACTGGTTGATAAAAGTAAGCAACTATATCCTAGAGCTTTTCCGGGGGCTACGTTCAGAGAATCAAAAGCAATGTGGCAATTCCCCTCTGGAGCTACGGCATGGTTCTCCTATCTCGACAAAGACAAAGACGTAACACGCTACCAAGGACAAGCTTTTACGTGGATTGGTATTGATGAGATAACGCATTACCCGACACCCTACGTATGGGAATATCTGCGTTCCAGACTTCGTACAACAGATTCTGAAATAAATTCATATATGCGCTGCACAGGAAACCCCGGAGGGGTAGGCGGCTGGTGGGTAAAGAAGATGTACATCGACCCCGCGCCGCCCAACAGTCCCTTTGCAGCTACAGATGTCGATACAGGTAACGCTCTATTGTGGCCTGACACAGCAACGAACGGTAAAGCAGGTCAACCGCTGTTTCTTCGTAAGTTTATTCCGGCGCGATTGACCGATAACCCCTACCTCGCAGAAACTGGTGAATATGAAGCCATGTTGAGGTCGCTCCCAGATGTCGAACGAAGACGGCTTCTAGAAGGGGATTGGGATGTCGCGGAGGGAGCGGCGTTTCCTGAGTTTTCACGTAATGTTCATGTGGTAGACGCCTCTCAGATGCAGATACCCGCTGGATGGTTGCGTTTAAGGGCAGCAGATTATGGTTATGCAGCCCCCTCTTGTGTTTTGTGGGGGGCTATAGATTGGGACGATACCTTGTGGATATACCGCGAGTTTTATGGTAGCGGGCAAACTGCGGAAACGCTAGCCCACACCATTACCTCGTTAGAGGGAAACGACCCAAACATGTATTACTCTGTGTTAGATGCTTCTTGTTGGAACAAAACAGGCAGCGGCCCTTCAATTGCAGAAACGCTTATAAGGTGCGGGGCTAGATTCACTCCTTCTGACAGAAATAGAATTGCAGGTAAAATGGAGTTGCATCGTAGATTTCAGATAGACCCTGTATCAGATCTACCAAGAATAAAAGTGTTGTCCACCTGTACCCATCTCATTCGCACTCTCTCAGGTCTTCCTCTGTCTAAGACAAACCCTGAAGATGTAGATACAAAAGCAGACGACCACGCTTACGATGCTTTGCGGTATATGTGTATGACTCGCGCACGGGGCCACTTAACCATTAATAGTATGATGAATAAGATAAAAGAAGCAAAGCCTAAACCTTTTGACTCTACGTTTGGTTATTAATCATGGTTGATAATGCAGGAAGAAACACTTTTGGTGAAACTCAAACCGGTATAGAGACGGGTACTCAACTTCGTAGTAATACTACAGACCTACCAGAAGCAAGGCTAAAGCAGTTAGGCGTAACAAAGCCAATAACAATTACATCAGAAGGTGCCGGTCTTATAATGCGCCTGATGAAGGATACGGGTAAGAGCGCCCAAGGCGCTTTTGTTGAACTTCAACAGCGTGTTAAAGCCTCTCAAATCCGTGCTACTGATGATGTTGCTAGGAGAGATATAAACTCGTTAGTTCGTAGATATTTTCCTGATGGGCTAGAGGGCATAGAAAAGGGTTTAAACGAAGCAAAGGTTTATGAACAGGCTCTGTACGATGCAGGTTTCCTAGAGGATGGTGATCCTAATTTTAAAACGCTAGAAGATGACATTAACAAGCTTCCTAAAGAGGGACGTAATAAGAGGTCAAGAGAAGGAAAGAGGCTATTCGGCATAAAAGAGAGTGGTGGATTACCAACAGTCGTAGGTAGAGACAGAGAAGGTAAAATAGTTCTTGACAAAGAGCGTGTTAGGCCGTATACTTATAGACTAAGCACTACAGCATTAGACGCATTAGAAACTGTTAAGCTTCCTTCCTTTGCTGCTCAACCACTAACACAAGAAATACAGGCAGGGGAAAGAAAGCGGCTAGCCCCTGAAAGAGCAGAGGCAAGAGCAGCAAATCTTCCTGCCATTATACAAGAAACCCTGTCTACTGGTAGCGGCGAGACTGTAGAGCCTAATAGAAGAGACGTTTCCCGTAGAGCATCCGGCGCTATAATTAGCCGACGAGATGTTAACGTCTTTAAAGAGGCTATGGGAAAGGTTATGGAAGCCCCTTCCGAAGAAAAGACAAACCTGTTTAAGAGCATCATGCAGGAAGCTAGGAAGATAGATCCTAAAGTTTCTATGGACTCCATGCAGGATGTTAAAGATTACTTATATTTCAATGGCGTTTTAGAGGCAGATACCAAGGTTTCAGAAAAGTTAGGCCCTTCCCGAATATCGGATGTAGATGTTCCTGAATATGTAAAGCCTAGCCCTAAGTTCTATAAGGAAGGTCTTAAATCACTGGGTACGGGCAATTCTAATGAGCCTCTTGTGATAGGCAAATTAAGCGCAAGTCCTAATCCCTATGTAGAGCCGATAAAGCCCAAGACGTTGGATGATCTTATCGGCAGCGGCGATTACACAAAAAAAGAGATTCCTGAAAAAAGAAGATTCTCAGACCTGCTTAAAAGCGGCGGAAGAAAAGCAATAAAGGTTTTGCCCTTTGTAGCAGCGGCAGATGTGCTAACCAGTTCAGACCCTGTAGCAGCAATGGTAGGGTCTACTCCCACGGCAAGATCCGCACTATCAGAGATAAAAGCGGATAGAGAAGAAGAAGAGTACAAGCGACTTACTAGTGCTGATGAACAAGCTTTTGGCGCTATAGAAAAAGAAGAAGCAACTAAAGTTTTAAAAGGCCGACGCGGCTTTTTAAGCATGGATTAACAAAAAGGAAAAAGACTATGTACGAATATGGTAAAGATTACATTATGGGTATGATGAAGAAGCAGGGCGAGCTTAGTGCTGCGCCTGAAGCAACCCTGTATCGGGAAGCTCACGACTCAATGATTGCAGGTCCGACCGACCGTGATGCGCTGCAGGTTAGTATGCCGCGTAAGGCTAATGCGGACAATGGCGTTGATCCCGCTGTCTTCAAAATGGCAAACGAAAAAGACTACTAAGACTTAGGAAGAGGCTATGCCCGAAAATCCTTTAGGCGACATTCCAGCGGTGGCTCTTGTAGACGAGGCAGCAACTAATATTGTTGGTGTTGTTAAGTCTAAGTTTCAAGAGGCTGAAACTGGTAGATACCAGCATGAACAGCGTTGGCTAAAAGCGTATAAGAACTTTCGGGGTATCTACGACTCTAGCACTCAGTTTAGAGAGTCAGAGACTAGTAAGGTTTTCATTAAGATTACCAAAACTAAAGTTCTTGCTGCATATGGGCAACTAATAGACATACTATTCGCCAGTAAAAAGTTCCCCATTGTAGTAGAGTCTAGCCCTATTCCAGAGGGCATTGCTGAGTTTGCACATCTAAACATACAGGGCCAATCCGCCCCGCCTCCTGTAGAAAACCCTTACGGGTTTCCGGGGGATGGCAGAGATCTGCCCCCCGGCGCTACTGAGGCTTCTCCTCTGGGTGGATTGGCCGGTAAGTATGAAGGGGCTGACCTGAAAGAAGGCCCTAGCAAGATGGGTGAACCTCAGATTAGCCCTGCTAGAGAAGCAGCGCGTCTTATGGAAAAGGAAATTCACGATCAGCTACATGAGAACAATGCCACTAATATTCTGCGGCATTCCTTGTTTGAGTGTGCGCTACTTGGAACAGGTATTGTAAAGGGGCCGCTAAATGAAAATAAGACAGTACATAGATGGGATGCAGAAAAAACGTATAGCCCATCTAAAAAGCTTGTTCCACGGCTTGAGTCCGTGTCTTGTTGGAACTTCTACCCTGACCCTTCTGGTACTAGCATTGAAGACTGCTCATACGTAGTACAGCGTCATAGGCTGAACAGGTCACAGATGCGTGACCTTATGGACAAACCTTTCTTTGATCCCGAAGCTGTTGGTGGTTGTTTGGATGTAGGCCCAAACTACGATGAAAAGTATTTTGAAGATACTATTCGTAGCGAAAATCTTGAGTCGGTTAGTGATACAGACCGTTTTGAAGTTTTAGAGTACTGGGGTAACTTAGATTACGCCTTAGTGCAGGAGATGGGTCTTCCTATAGAAATGGATGACCTTACAGAAGTTCCTGTAAATGTCTGGGTTTGTGGCAATCGCGTACTTCGCCTTGTTATGAATCCCTTTGTACCTTATCGCATGCCTTACTTTGCCACTCCTTACGAGATCAATCCCTACCAGCTATTCGGTGTGGGTGTTCCTGAGAACATGGAAGATGCCCAGCTTCTTATGAATGGTCATATCCGTATGGCTATTGATAACTTGGCTCTTGCGGGCAATGTAGTCTTTGATGTGGACGAAGCCTCATTAGTCCCCGGTCAGAACTATGACATCTATCCGGGTAAGGTGTTCAGGCGGCAGTCAGGAGTTACAGGCACAGCTATTAACGCTGTTAAGTTTCCCAACACTGCTGGTGAAAACATCCAGATGTATCAGGCTGCACGGCAGTTAGCCGATGAAGAAACCGGCCTTCCCAGCATTATGCACGGGCAGACAGGCGTTTCAGGTACTGGCCGTACCGCTGCAGGGCTTAGTATGCTGATGGGCGGTGCAAATCTCAGCGTTAAAACCGTTATTAAAAATGTTGATGATTTTCTTCTTAAGCCCCTTGGAGAGAGCATGTTCTTCTGGAATATGCAGTTTAATGAAGAGCGCCCTGAGATTATTGGTGATCTTGAAATTAAGCCACAAGGCACTTCAGCGGTTATGCAAAAAGAAGTCCGCAGTCAGAGACTTACCGCGCTTCTTCAAACTGTTGCTAATCCGATGCTTGCACCCTTTATCAAGATTCCAAACCTTGTACGAGAGCTAGCCATTGCACAGGACATTGACCCTGACCTTCTTGTTAATGATATAAATGATGCACAAATTTTTGCAGAAGTATTAAGAGGACTAAATGCTGGACAAGGAAACATGCAAGACCCTGCTGCCGCTGGTCAACAACCCGGCGGCATGGGACAGTCTGGAGGCTTGCCTTCTGGACCTGAAGGGGCGGTATCAGGCCCTGCTGGTGGTGGAACTATCGGACTTAGAGATGCGGAAGCTACAGGGCAAGGCGCAGGTGGTGGAACACCTCCTATCCCTGAAGCTACAAGTTAACACACAACAAAAAGAATATATAAAAAGTGGCGACTAACCTACAAGAAGCACTAGCTTCCGGCACGCCCGCAGCAGCGGGTGCAAAGCCTATCACTATGGAGTCTCTTCCAGAGGCTTCTATTGATGTTGAAGGTGGTGCTTCTAGCCTTGATATTGAAGGGTTAGGCGTTAAGAAAAGTAAAGACGGACTTTCTGCAGGTACTACTTCTTCTACAGCGTCGATTTCAACGGAAGACTTTTTTGCCGATCTGTTAGCTGAAACGGACTTTAACAATTCTGATAGTGTTTTTTCTTTTAGAAACGGTGTGATTGAAAGAATTTCAGAGACTGATCCTGCTACTCTGTCTTCACTGACTGCATCTTCACTGACTGCACCTTCTCAGGCTGCTAGCAGACCTTCACCAAGCGGCTTTGATACTCTCTTTGGTGGCAGCGGTGATGGCGACGATGTAGGAGAGGATGCCTCATACGGGTCTTTAGACTCAGATTCTTCTGGTTCCTTCTCTGAAGCAGAGGCTGCTTCCTCTGCGTATAGTGATGCTGAAAGAGCGGGTATGGCTGGGGTTGTTGGCAAGGGCCTTGGCGCGATGCAGGGTTTCGCTTCAGGCAGGGATTTCAGTGCAGCAAGCTTGGCAACGTCTGCTATTTCATCAACGGATCTTGGCGCTGCTTATGGCGCGTATAGCAATATCTCTGGCCTTGCAAATAATGTTAGTGGTATTGACTCTATTTCAGCGGGTTTGAATGCGGCCAATGCTGCACTTGGGGCTATTGGTGCGATAGGTGATGTAACCGACGCACTAAGTTCGGGTAGAAGTTTTAGTGATATCGCTGAAGCTGCTTTTGACAATATAGCGGATGTTGCTCAAACAGCATGGTCAGCGATACAAGATCCAGCGGCTGCTTTAGACTCTTTTGGTGAGATGGCACAGTATGGCAGTATAAATGCTACAAATTTAAGCTATGACCTACCTTCTGGTCTTGCCTCTTATAG